TTACACCACAATTATTTAACGGTTACAAAATATATAATGACGGAGAAAAAGTTATTTTTGAAACCGAATTCTATGAAACCGTAAATTATATTTGTGATATTTTTGAATTATTCAATATGGAAAAAATTTCCATAGAATATTTAGATTACACAGAAAAAAAGACAGTAAAAAAAATTGATTATGTGATAAAAGGATTAAATTTTGTCAATGAATCACATTATGGTGATGATAAAATTAAAAGTATAAAATTAAAATTAATAGTAACAAAAAATTAAAAAAAGTAAAATTATGCAAACAAATCAAGAAGGTACAACATTTGAATTTCTATTAACTTTAGAAAACAACATTATTGTTCAGAGATATTTTAATGTAAATAATTACAATCCGAAGGCAAATAATTCTATGGATTTATATTATTGGATTACAGATGTATGCAACCAAATTTCAAATATGTTGAAAATTAAAAATTTGGAATATATGTCGGATTTTTACCACTATGTAACAGATAATGAGGTACTTACTAATAATGAAGTTCCAAAAGAAGAATATTTCAAATTGGAACTAAAACTGGATAACCGAGTATTTATTAGTAGGATTTTTCCTGCACATGTATATCATCCGAAAGCGAGATACTGTGATATCAGACCACAAATTAAAAAAATGCTTGGTGATGTGACATATATTTTGTCTTCAAGAAATACAGAAAAAAAATATCTGAATTACGAATTAAAATAAAATATGAAAGAAAAAACAGGTTTTGGTTATTTAGGACAATCATTTCAAAAGTCATTATTAAAATTAATGATTGAGGATAAGAAGTTTGGTGATAGTATTGTTGAAGTAACTGATTACAAATATTTTGAAAATGGTTCTTTTAGAATCATTTTTCAACATATTAAAGAATTACATGAGAAGTACAAAAAGATACCGAGTTATGATGGTATCGAACAAAAGATCAAAGCAGAAAGTAAGGATGGGTTAACTACATCAGTAAAGATGTATATTGACACATTAAACCTTATAAAAGAACATAAAGTAGAAGATGCTGGTTTAGTTAAAAGTCAATCATTTAATTTTTGTAAACAACAGACTTTAAAAGAAGCAATTACTAAAGTTCAAAAAATAATGAATAATGGTCAATTTGAGGAATACGAAAAAATTGAAGAAATTATTCAGAAAGCAATGCAAGTTGGTGTAACTAATGATGAAATTGTAGACCCATTATTAAATCCCGAATTAGCATTAGACAAAGACGCCAGAATAACATTTCCAACAGGTGTTAGTGGTATTGATGAATTATTAAAAGGTGGTTTAGCACGAAAAGAATTAGGCGTTGTTTTAGCACCAACAGGTATTGGTAAGAGTACACTTTTAACTAAGTTTGCTAATAGTGCGTTTAACGATGGTGCTAATGTCTTACAAATATTCTTTGAGGATAATGTTAATTCTATTACAAGAAAACATTACACTATTTGGACTGGAATTGCTTCGGATGAACAACCGTCATTTAAAGATGATGTTCTAAGAATTGTCGATCAGAAAAAACAAAGTTCAAAAGGTAGTTTAAGATTAATGAAACTACCAAGTTACGGTACAACATTATCAGACATAAGGTCAAAAATTAGAAAATATATTAACGAAAACACAAATGTGGATTTAATAATTATTGACTATGTTGATTGTATTGTTTCGGATAGAAGTAATGGTGAAGATGAATGGAAAGGTGAAGGTGCCATTATGAGAGGTATTGAAACGATGGCAGATGAATTCGATTGTGCAATTTGGGTTGCGACACAAGGTTCAAGAGATTCCATTATGTCAGAAGTCGTTACAACAAATCAAATGGGTGGTTCAATTAAGAAAGCACAAATTGGTCACGTAATTATTTCTGTTGGTAAAACAATGGAACAAAAAGAACATAAACTTGCAACAATGACATTGTTAAAATCTCGTATTGGTGATGATGGTATTGTATTTAGTAATTGTAAATTTGATAATAGACTACTTATAATTGATACTGAAGAACATAACACTTTGTTAGGTCATAAAGAAGAAGTTATTCAGAAAAAACAAGACAGGGTTCAATCGGTTTATCGGAGTAGTGAACAATTTAGAAACAATTCAATTACCTCAAGTGCTGAAGTTTTATTAGCAGGAAAAAATGGTGGTAAAGTAGTATAAATCAACCATTATAAAAAAAAGTTATAATAATATTGAAAAACTAGATATTTTATAACTTTTTTTTTATATATTTAATATAGTAATAAAATATAAAATTAATATGAAATATAAAAAATTATTTAAGTATGACGAAAAAGATGTCAGAGAGGCATCAATAAAGTATTTTAATGGAGATACTTTAGCTGCGGATGTTTGGATGAAAAAGTATTGTTTGAAAGATGAAAACAATTACTATGAATTATCACCATTGGATATGCATAAAAGAATTGCTAGCGAATTTGCTAGAATTGAAAAAAAATATCCAAATGCATTAAGTGAAGATGAAATATTTGAAACATTAGACGGATTTAAAAGAATTGTACCTGGTGGTTCACCGATGTCAGGAATTGGTAATGATATTCAAGTAGTATCGTTGTCAAATTGTTATGTAATTGGTAATGATGGTGAAACAGACAGTTATGGTGGAATTTTTAAAATTGACCAAGAAATTGCTCAATTGGAAAAAAGACGTGGTGGTGTGGGTACTGATTTATCGTTCCTAAGACCCGCTGGGAGCTCCGTTAAGAACTCCGCAATCACAAGTACAGGTATTGTACCATTTATGCAAAGATTCTCAAATACAACCAAAGAAGTAGCTCAGGACGGAAGACGTGGTGCATTAATGTTAAGCGTAAATGTTAAACATCCCGATTCAGAAAATTTTATTGACGCAAAATTAGAACAAGGTAAAGTTACTGGTGCAAATATTTCAGTTAAATTAACTGATGAATTTATGGACGCGGCATTAAATTACAAACCATATACACAACAATATCCTATTAATAGTGATAACCCAAAAGTTACAAAAGAAGTTGATGCTAATAAGATATGGAAAAAAATTATTCATAATGCTTGGAAATCAGCTGAACCTGGTATTCTTTATTGGGATAAAATAATTAGTGAATCAATTCCTGATTGTTATCGTGAATATGGATTTGAAACTACAAGTACTAACCCATGTGGCGAAATTCCATTGTGTCCATATGATAGTTGTCGTTTACTTTCAGTAAACCTTTATGGATATGTGAAAAATCCATTCCAACCAAATTCATCATTTGATTTTGAATTATTTAAATCAGATGTTAGAAAAGCAATGAGATATATGGATGATATCGTTGATTTGGAAATTGAAAAACTTGAAAAAATTCTTGATAAAATTGCTAGTGACCCTGAAAATGATTTTATTAAAATGTACGAATTTCGTTTATGGGAAAATATTCTTGAAAAAACCAAACAAGGACGTAGAACTGGATTAGGTATAACTGGGCTTGGTGATATGATTGCATCATTAGGTTATCGTTATGGTACTGACGAAGCAAATAATTTTATTGGTGAAATTCAAAAACTTCTTAAATTAACTGCATATCGTTCATCAGTTGAAATGGCAAAAGAACGTGGTGAATTCCCAATTTATAGTTCGGATAATGAAAAAAATAATCCATTTATTTTAAGAATTAAAGATGAAGATCCTAATTTATATGATGATATGGTTATTTATGGTAGACGTAATATTGCGTTGTTAACTATTGCACCAACAGGTTCGGTTAGTATTTTGACACAAACAACTAGTGGATGCGAACCAGTATTCTCTCCATATTATACTCGTAGACGTAAAATTAATCCACAAGAAAAAGATGTAAGAATTGATTTTGTGGACGCAGATAACATTGCATGGACAGAATATCCCGTATTCCATCACAAATTTATTGATTGGTTAGAAACACAAAATTATAATATTAACGAAGTGTTAAAAATGTCTAAAGATGAAGTCAATGACATTGTTAAACTATCACCATACAATAAGGCAACATCGAATGACGTTGACTGGGTTAAAAAAGTAGAAATGCAAGGTATTCTTCAAAAACACGTTGACCATAGTATTTCAGTAACAGTTAACCTACCGAATGACATTTCAGAAGAAATGGTTGCAAAAGTATATGAAACAGGTTGGAGAGTTGGATGTAAAGGTATCACAGTATATCGTGATGGTAGTCGTGATGGGGTGTTAATTACTGAAACTAAGAAAAAAGAAATCGAAAAAGAAAACTTGTTTAAAGAACATAACGCACCAAAGAGACCAAAACGTTTGAAAGGTGAAATTCATAGATTCCAAAATGATTCAGAAAAATGGATTGCGGTTGTTGGTATGTGGAAAGGAAGACCTTATGAAATTTTCACAGGAAGATATGCTAATGGTTTAAGTAATTTACCATCATATCTCAAAGAATGTGAAATTGTAAAAAATGTATTTGAAGATGAAAACGGTGAAAAAAGAAAACGTTATGACATTGAATACATAGATTTGGAAGGTAACAAACAAGTTGCAACAGGACTTTCACATAAATTCCATCCAGATTATTGGAATTATGCAAAAATGATTTCAGGTGTATTAAGACACGGTATGCCACTTTTATATGTTTATGAATTGGTTAATTCATTAAATTTACATGATGAAAATCTTAATACTTGGAAAAATGGTATTATTCGTGTGATAAAAAGATATATCAAAGATGGTGAAAAAGTTGAAGGTAAAAAATGTCCTAATTGTGGAAGTACACACTTAGAATTCAAAGAGGGATGTTTGACTTGTATGAGTTGTGGTAATTCCCGATGTTCCTGATGTTTATTTAATTTTAATTTTTATTTTAACCTCCTATGTTTAAATACGTAGGAGGTTTTTTTATTTTAAGATATTTATAATAAAATACTTTTTATTTATATTTATAAACAATGAATACATACGGTATAGATTTTCCATTTATGGATAGTGGTGTCGGTAATTATTTAAAAATGACATCCACAATGGACAAAGAAATTAGAGCAAATTTAGTCCATTTATTATTAACAAGAAAAGGTAGTAGATATTTTTTACCTGATTTTGGTACTAGACTATATGAATATATTTTTGAACAAAATGATGTAATTACTTATAGTAATATTGAAGATGAGATTAGAGAGACTGTTAGAAAGTATATTCCAAATTTAGAAATAAAAAAGGTTTCAATAACATCTGCAGAAGATTCACCAGATGAAATGATGACAAGTCAACAAGAAGATGAAAGATTATTTAGAACATCGGATTCATCATCAAAACCATATACAGCAAAAGTTAGAATTGAATATGAAACAAATTTAGGAACGTTTTCAAAATCTGATTTTATTATAATTAATATTTAAAATTACAAATATAATGGCAAAAAAAATATCTTACGCAACAAGAGATTTCGCGGGTTTAAGGGAAGAATTGGTAAACTTAACCAAACAATATTATCCTGAATTAATTTCAAACTTTAATGACGCTTCAGTATACTCCGTATTATTGGATTTAAATGCAGCGATTGCTGATAACTTACATTTCCATATTGATAGAGTTTGGCAAGAAACTATATTAGACTACGCACAACAAAGACAATCACTATATAGCATTGCTAAAACTTATGGTATTAAAATCCCTGGTAATAGACCATCAGTTGCATTATGCGATTTTAGTATTAACGTACCTGTAAGAGGAGATAAAGATGACGAAAGATACGAAGGTATTTTAAAAACAGGAGCACAAATATCAGGTGGTGGACAAATATTTGAAACTATTGATGATATTGATTTCTCAAGTCCATTTAATAGTAAAGGAGAACCAAATAGATTAAAAATTCCAAACTTTGATAATAACAACAGATTGATATCTTATACTATAACAAAAAGAGAAGCGGTTGTAAACGGAGTTACTAAAATTTTTAGAAAAACAATTAATGAAAATGACCAAAAACCATTCTTAAAAGTTTTCTTACCTGAACAAAATGTTTTAGGTGTTACTTCAGTAATTCATAAAGACGGAACTAATTTAGGTTCAAATCCAACAACTGATGAATTTATGTCATCACCATATAAATGGTATGAAGTTAATTCATTAATTGAAGATAAGGTTTTTGTCCAAGACCCAACAACTGCGTCTGATAGTAGTAATTTTAAATCGGGTGACTATATTAAAGTAACAAATAAATTTATAACAGAATTTACACCTGAAGGTTATTTTTCATTAACATTTGGTTCAGGTAATGTTGATCCAATGGATAATTTAGATAACTATATGACAGGTAATTTAAAAGTTAATTTATCAACATTCTTAAATAATACATCATTAGGTGCAATACCAAAGGCAGGAACAACATTATATGTTAAATATAGAATTGGTGGTGGAAAAAATAGTAATATTGGTGTTAATGTTATTAATAGTTTAGATAATTATGATATGTCAATTAACGGGCCTGTTAATACTCTTAATGACCAAGTTGCAAAAACATTACGTGTTACAAATATAACACCAGCAATTGGTGGAGCGGATACTCCAACAATTGATGAATTAAGAAATATGATTGCTTATAATTTTTCTGCACAAAATAGAGCGGTTACATTAAACGATTATAAATCATTGATTGAAAATATGCCTGCATTGTACGGAGCTCCAGCAAAAGTAAATGTAATGGAAGAAGATAATAAAATTAAAGTTAAATTATTATCATATGATGATAGAGGAAATCTTATTGATGTGGTATCTAATACATTAAAAGATAACATATTAAATTATCTATCAAATTACCGTATGATAAATGACTATATTGAAGTACAAAGCGGTCAGGTAATTGATTTAGGATTGGAAATTGATTTAGTTGTCAATAAAAATGAAAGTCAAACTGAAATTATAAAATCAATTATTCGTGAAGTTACGTCATTTTTTTCAATTGATAAAAGAAAAATGGGTGATCCATTGTTGGTTGGTGAATTACAACGAGTAATTGGCAATGTCGCGGGTGTTGTTAACGTGGTTGATATTAGAGTATATAATTTAGTTGGTGGTAACTATTCATCAACGGAAATTTCACAATCATTTGTTGACCCAACAACAAGAGAAATATTACAAATCGACAAAACTATATTTATGAAATCTAATCAAATATTCCAAATTAGATTTCCTAATAGTGATGTTAAAATTAGAACTAAAACACTTAAAAACACTACATATTAATTTATTTTTTGTTTATATTTTAGAAAATAGATTTTAATCTATTTATATAAAAAAGAATAAATTGTATGTCAGGTAAAAAAAATATAAGGATACCCGTTTCTAATGACGAGAAGTTGATTACAGTTGAATTAAAAAACGATATCGACTTATTAGAAATATTATCATTAAAATTTACACAAAGTGACGTATACCAATCTGGACTATGTTCAGATTATGGTGTCGTTGTTGGACGCGTTAGTGCTAATAACGGTTTAGGTATTCCAAACGCAAAAATATCTATTTTTGTACCACTCAATGATAATGATGAATTAGACCCTGTTATTTCATCATTATACCCATATAAATCAATAACTGACAAGAATGAAGATGGTTATAGATATAATCTATTACCTAAAAGAAAACAACATGGTGGACATACGCCAACTGGTACTTTTTTCGATCAAGAAGACATTTTAACTGGTGAAGAATATCTTGAAGTTTTTGAAAAATATTATAACTATACAGTAAAGACAAATGAATCGGGAGACTTCATGATTTGGGGTGTACCTGTCGGAAAACAAACTATTCATATTGATGTTGACTTATCAGATATTGGTTGTTTTTCACTAAGACCATATGATTTTATAAGAAAAGGTGTCGGTGAAGAAAAATTTGATAGATATTATAATTTCAAATCAAGTACTGATATAGACGGTTTACCACAAATAGTTAAATTTCAAAAAGATTTAGAAGTTTATCCATTTATAGGTAACGAAGAAATGTGTGAAATTGGTATATCAAGAGTTGATTTTGATTTAACTGAATTAGATATTAAAATTGAACCAGTATCAGTATTATTGTTGTCAACATTTACTGATGATGATTCAAAAGCAATTAAAAAAAATGGTAAAATACGTTCAAAAATGGGTTATAAATGTAACCTGCAAACGATTGAAGGTAGTATTGAATCAGTAAGATTTACGGGTGGTAAAGTTTATGGTTCAGATGGTACATTATACCCTGAACTTGAATATTTTAATCTACCTGAAACAATTAATGAAAATGGTGTATCAATGGTGGTTTTACCAATGAATACAGATTACATTTATACTAATGAGTTTGGTGAACAAGAAATAACAACAGATAAAAATAAAGGAATACCCACAAAATTAATTAGTCGTTTTAGAATTAGTTTAAATAGTGAAAATCAAAAAGTAAGTACTGCAAAATATCTATTACCAAATGTTAGGGAGTTTAACACTCGTGTTGATGGCAAAAATTTAGGTATTAATGGAATCGGTGGAGAGACTGATGAGTTATTATTGTCATCATACATGTTTTCAGACGTTTTTGAAGACTATATTAAGATACCTGACGTATATTCAGGAATTACCACTAATAAGATAATAGAAGGAATTAAAAGTTATAAAAGAGATTTAATATTAAATACTAATGTAGATACTAATGAATTAATACCACTAGATTATTTTTATAAATTTACCTATGGTAAAGTTTATACAGTATCATCATTCCAAGGTTCATATTATGATTATAACACAAATAAATCAGATTCATTTTTAGGTATTAAAGAAATTCGTCCTGATGAAGAATCTGATTGTGCAGGAAATACTAACTATTTCCCGACTAATTATGCTTTTAAAAATAAAGTTAAATTTAGCGTAATCATATCAAAATTATTATTGTTTGTTACATTTATTTATAATTTTGTTTTTATTAATATTGGGTCTTTAGTTGGTAAATTATTATATGATCTTAGTAGATTATTGTATAATATTTATTTTCCTTGGCCAGTTAATTGGAGACCTTTTGTGCGGATATCTGAATTATTAGAAGATGTTGCATACGGTGTTCAATCATATTTTAGTGTTGACGTATCATTAAAAACTTATCCTGACTGTGAAGAATGTCAACAAGATATATACTCAACAAATATTGATAGGGAAAACGATATACCTATCGCAGAAATTAAAATGAGTTTAAATGTTTGGGATAATAGTAATTATACTGGATTATTTTTTGTTTGGTCAGGAGAAACTATTATAAACAATTACTTTAGAAATCAGACTGGTTCAACAAGTTTTATTAGTAGTGATGTTAATAGTGATCCCGTATTAGGTGACCCAACAAAAAGTATAGATTATTCAAGTTTACCTAGTCTATCATCACAAACAATATTTTATGGTGATACTTCAATACCAAAATATTATGCCATAATATACAGTTCACCGAGTAATATTGATGGATTTAAAATAGGTGAATCAATTGTTAATTTTAGTGGTGATGGAGATGGTATAACATATAATATTGGTGCATATAGTCATAGTTTAGAAGGAAAAAACAATGATTGTAATGATACTAAAATGATAGCTAAAATACAAGTAGATAGGGAAAAATTACTTAGATTAACAGGTCTTGACACAAAAAAATTTGATGAATCGGCTGATTTATTAACATCTCCTGATTGTAGAAAACAATATTTTTATTTTAAAATATATGAAAGGGTTGTACCAACTGAGACTGAGGATGCAACATTTTTAGTAGAACAAGGATGTCAAAAATATGACACATTTTATGATGAGGATATTTTATATTCAAATTTATGGAGTACAGGAACAACTTATGATGTGAATTATAATGGCGATTTTACAAGTGGAAAATATGTCATTAGTACAACAAGTCCAGGGAATAATTACACTCTATTATCATCAATTGCAGGAAAAAGTAATACATTAGCATTACCATTTTATAAAGAATTTAGTAAAATTGGTATCAAAAGATATAATAGAAAGACTATGACAGGTAAAAGTGAAATTAGAGATGGTGTTTATACTATTATACCTGTTATAAATGGTGTTAATAATAATAATTTAATGTTAACTGAATGGTATCGAAGAAAGGGTATTGGTTTATCACTTTGTTCAGGTATTATAAATTATTCATTTATTGATAATTGGTTAAATGGTACATTATATTTCTTCAAATTTAGAAAAAGAGTTAGATGGGATGATGAAGAAAAAAATGATTTAAGTCAAAGAGGTACTAAGTATCCAAGAGATTTAGTATTTTTTAATGTGTTAGATAGTAATTTTTATTATAGAAGTACACCATTTAATCCATTACAACAAAAGTTCATTGGGCAGAAAAATGAAAAAAACCAAATAGAATTATTACATCCCACAACATTTTATGACGTGGGTGTTAGAGATGAATTTTTCTATGAAATCTGTTCAAATCCTGAATTAGATTCAACATGTTCAGTTGTAAGAGATATTTCAAATACATCATATCAAGATCCAGCAAATATTGTTGAATACGGTGTTATGTATCGAAGTGATATCAGTAAAAAAACTGATATTAATGATTTCTTTAATCGTAATGACTTCGATGGTAATACAGATACATTAGACGGTGATTTTATTCAACTTTTTTCAATTAATAGTGAAGTAGGTATTGAAGATTTTGATTTAGATAGTCCACAATATTTCATGTATAATAATGAAATATTAGACCCTGAAGACATCAGTTTAAAAAATTACTTTACTAGTGGTGGTACAAATTACGGACCATTACCAATTGATTTTAAATTTGATGAAAATGGTTCATTTATGAGAGGTTGTTTGAATTATAGATTGGGTGATTATTCTCAGCCTGTTCCATTTTATTTGTGGGATAAAAAAGGTGAGGGTTTCGGATTATATGGAACTGAAAGTGATACACAATCTTGGGATAGATATCATATTGCATCAATGCCATTACAAAGAATATTTTCAATTAATGATGTAACATCAAATGTTAGTAATTATGTAATGAAAGATGGGGAAGAAGAGTATTTATTACGTCCAATGACAATTACACATAACAATATATTTATTGAGGGTGATTATGAAGATATAATTGAAAGGTTTAATTATATAAGTAATAGTGCACCTAATACTGGAAGTGGAATGGCATCTGGTTATACTGAAGCCGAAGTATGGTTACATGTTACTTCAGGTACAACAAGCTCACCTGATTCGGGTTATACATATGTTGTTGTAAATAAAACATGGACATTACAAACACCACCATATATAAATGGAACTAACGAAATTTTCATATATCAAACTGCGCAAAATTATAATGGAAATAAACAAGTTTTATCAACACCATTTTTATTTTATTTTGGTTTAAGACCACAGAATACATCATTAGATTTATTAAATAAATTTTACGGTCCAAAAGGGGCGTTTCCACCAACTGATTAATTATGGAAAAAAAAATATTACAACCAAAATTTAGATTTGATGGGTCACCAAATGATGACACACAAATTCGTGTTGGTTTAGAAACTGAACAAAATATTTTAAAAAATGACGACAGAACCGTTGTATTGAATTTATCTCAACAATATTTTGATGAAAAAAATAATTGTGATAAATATAAAATTTTCGGTAAACTTAGAATGGTTTTTAGAAATTTATACAGTGGTGAGGCGAAATATCCATATTTACGTGAAAAATTATCTTTGTTACCAATAGACCCAAACCCACTTTGGTTAGGTTATTTACCATATGATGAATTTGCATTTAGAAGAATGGATGTTAATCGAGAAGTTAATACTGGTACAACAATATCAGATTTAGATAATTTTTCTGGTTTTACATTAACTAAAATAGGGGATGATAGACATCAAGAAATTACCACATTGGAAGCACCATATCATAATTGGAATTTTTATTTGTCTTATGTTTATACAGGTGATACTAAATTTCCTATGAAATATACATTAAGTGGAAGTCCTAGCCCAACTATTTCTTTTCTTAGTGGTAGTGGTATTGTTTTCCGTGTTCAAACAGGAAACACATCTTATATTTTAACAAGTCCAGTACCACATGGAATGAATCAAGGTGAATATATTATAATTAATGGTAGAACATATTATATTAATTCAGTAGGTAATGAAATTTATAATTCTGAAAAATATGTATTAACGTTAAATAAATCACAATTTTCAGGAGTTACTTTAAATACATTAATTACAGGTAAAAGATGTTTGGATAATAAAAATGTTACAGGAACAACATCACAATATTATGTACATAAACATAAAACATTAACAGAATATAATGAATGTATAATAGATAATATTGGTTTTGAATCTCCAATTTTTGAAGATGAAAAAAAGATAATTTATGAAAATTCGGTAGGACAAAATGATGTAATTGTTGAAAGAAATAGAATGGAATCATTATTTTATTATTTTAAAAATCCATTTATATTATCTGGGTTAACAAACAATTTAGGGTTTACACCAAATGAAATATATGTTACATCAATATTTAGAAATGGTTCGGGATATTTTTTATATCCTCCAAAAATTGGGTATTCATTTAATTTTCATGACAGTTGGGTCGATTTACATTTTAATGGAACTGCAGTAAATGAACAATCAATAAGTGGTACATCATTTACGAGATATGATGGTGCTTTTTATCATTTTATGTCAGGTAATACTTTACCAATTGGTACAAGTCTATATGGTGCCTTTGTGGAATACATACCATCAGAAATGAAAGAAAGAGTTATTTCTGAATCAATTCATAAATTTATTGCAAATCCACTTATTTTTGATCATGGTCAAACAAGTGGTACAACATATTCAGGTGCAACAATAAATAATCCAATTGGTTTATACTATCAACCACATTATAGAATTAAATTAAGAGAATTATCTTCGTATGTTGAAACATCGAGTACTAATAATGTAATAAATTTACCTGATAATGCCAAATATTACCCAAATGAAAATGTTTGGAAATGGAGAGATGTATATGATTTAGGATATTTTGATGAAGAAGGTAATGGAGTTGATTTCACATACATGAACGATATGTTATATGTTCATAAAAATATCAATTTTTATTTAAAAAATGAAAAACAATTTAATAATAAACAAGATGGTGTTAAAAAATTTAAAAATTTATCATCAACATCATTATCATCAATAATTAATTGTTAAATTATGGAAATATTAAGAAATGATTCGGATAATAAAATATTAATTAATACTGAAAGTAACTTTACTCCAAATGTTGATTGGGAAGATAATATCCAACAATATGAACAAAATATACTTGAAAGTATAATAAATCCAACAATTAATTATGAAACATCTAAATTCACACATGAACCATATACGGGTTCAACGGGAATTTTACAAGATGACATTTGGTTTTATTTTTATTTTTATAGTGACGTATATGGAACTGGACATACGGGTGGTTTAAATTATGAATATGTAGGATTATCATTAAATGAAAATAAAAATTTAACAATAAACACTAGTGAAAGTTTTTTTAGATTAGAATTTTATAAAATTCCATCATTGTCAGGTGGAACTTTAGATTACAATAATAAAAAATTAGTATTCACTAAAAATTTGAATATTCCATTAGGTGAAAAAGTTTATTATACACCAATAAATGATTTTATTTATGTTCCTGTTTTTCATGGTTCAAACTATAAAAATGAGGAAAATATGACATTTTATTGGTTTAGTGATGATAGTGCAATATCTGACCCGTCATTAACTGGTGATACTTTATACATGACAGTAAAATATTATAATTCAATTGATGGAAGTATATATAATTTTACAAAAACAGGAATAACTATTAATGATAAAATTATCGAATCAGGTAACACATATTATAAAGTAACATTAAATAGAAATAACAATACATATTATATTACTGGCAGTGGTAGATACGGAACGTCAACTAATCCAATTAAATTTTATTCAAATAGTTTATCAAATGAAACTTATCAAAAATATGTTGATAAGTTAAAGGTTACAATTAAAACAACTATTACTACCGATTACTATAATAATGACGGTACTATTGAAATTAAAGTTTTAAATGGTGTTCCAAATTACACATATGAGTTATATGATTATCAAACAAGTGTTAAACTTAGTGAAATCACAACATCAAATAATACATATACATTTACAAATTTAAATGGTGGAAAAACATATTTATTAAAAATTTATGATAAAACAAGAAATGTTGTTTATACTGAAGTTGAGTAATATTGATAAAATACTTACAACAAGTGCAAATGCATATGGTGAAATAACTTCAGTTGGTGCCGGTACTATATTAGGGGCTGGGGTATGTTGGGCTCCATATCAAAACCCAACTATTAATGATGATTATGTGACATTACTTAATCCATCTTTAGGTACTTTTGATATAAAATTATATTCATTAACTCCAGATTTAAAACATTACGTAAGGGCGTATGTAATTAATCAGGGTGGTGTTTCATATTCTAACGAATTAACAGTAGACACATTAGAATATTTAGTTAATACAAGAAACCCATATGGAGTTTATAGTACTGATGGTACAACTATAACTATTTCTGGTGATATTCCTATTGATACAACAACAATAAATGTTTTTGAATATGGTTTCTATACTGGTACAACAAGTAACCCAACAACTAAAGTAGTTGTGGGAACAACACCTGAAGATTTTATTGGTATATATACCAAATACATTACTGGTTTAATACCAAATACTCAATATTTTTATAAAGCATATGTAGATATAATTGATGATATTGATTATAATAATATTGAATATGGTGAAGTTAAATCATTTACTCCCCAAATTGGAAAACCAACAGTAACAACAGGTAATGTAACTAAAGATGAAGATATTAATAAAATTATTTCATTTGAAGGTGAAGTAACTTCAAGTGGCGGAGCACCAATTACATCAAGAGGTGTATGTTATGGTACTACTAATCCACCGACAATTTCAAATTCTGTTGTTTTTGTTAGTGGTACAGTTGGCGAATTTAGTGGTTCATTTATGGTTAGTGATGGTTCAATAACATATTATGTTAGAGCATTTGCAACTAATGCATACGGAACATCATATGGTATTTCAAAAATACCATCATATATTGTACCACAAGAACCGATATAATACCATAATAATATAATATTTACAAAATGAAAAAAGATTATTATAAAATATTAAGAACCTTTACAGGTAACACCCATATGATTACGGGTCAAACTTTTGAATTACCAATTTACTTAGAAGAAAAAATTGATAATATGGGTGTTATGTCTGTATTTGATGGTGAAATTGAACAAATGAATCAATATTCAAATTTCTCATATAGTGGTTATAATTATACGATGACAATTTATAATACTGTTAATACTAATAATTTAAAAACATTAGTAGATTCAGTTTTTACCATTAATTGGGGTGATGGATTTATTAGTGGGTTAACTATGCCAACGATATCAACAACAACGTTACCCTATATAACACACACATATTCATCAACGCCAAGAGAAATAACTATAGAAATTACAATTGAATCTCCTTGGAATGTTGAGAGTATTAAAAAATCAATAAATTTACCATTTGTAAATGATTATGGTTGGTATCCAACAGGTGGAACAAATTTCGGAACATTAATATATGATGTACCATCATATGAATTAACAGGTACAACCGCAATTACACAAGATTATTTATATGATTATCGAAATATTACGGGTACAACAGAACCGACATTAGTTTCTTTTATGGGTATTGGTAAAAGTAGATTGGAACAATATAGAAAATATGGAACGGGAAATACATTTTCCATACCGACAGTTACAGGAACAACAACATTAGGTATATATACAGGATATACCATAGATGGTCTATCATATTTTGATTATTCTGATGGTACTACTTACATTACAGGAACAACAAGTGGTACAACTGAAGTACCATATATAAATGAAGAAGTTTATAATGGTATGTTAACAAGAGAAGAATTTCTAATTGGATTTATTGATGAACCTGAAATTTATTCTGATATTTTTATTGAAAGAGGAAAACAAAGTGTAATAGAAAGAAATATTAGATTGGGTGAAATAGATAATGTCGGTGAACTAGAAATTTACGGTGGTGGATTTTTTAAAGTAAAAAAACAATAATATTAGTATTTATAATATATAAATCAAACATTTCATTAACAAAAATTAGTGAAATAAAAAAATATATATAGAAGAATAATTAAACGAATTTTGTTTTAAAACAAAAATAATAAATTAATTAAAAAAGAAATTAAATGGGAGTTTATGGTATAGTAAGAAGTGCAGATGTTTCACCAGAAGATGTGGAAATTATCTATCATTATACACCTGATAGATTAGCGTCAAGTGAAACAACCTTAAAAAAATTAGATTCAACAAAAATATTAACACCTGTTTTTCATAATGAAGATACAACAGATGATACATTTGCACAAAATGTTGAAGTATTAGGTGGATTATATAATCTAACATTACAATCATCAGATTTTAACAAATTAGGTATTTATACTCTACATCTAAGACCAAAACAAATTAGAACAAAAATTACTGATTGTGGTGTTTTAGCAGCATTACCATCAGTTAGAGGTATAGTAATTGATTTAACCAATGTTCCTGCAAATGATAGAAATAAATTTGCGCCACAAAATTTAACAGGATATAGAATTGAGTATATTAATACAACCGATAAGAAAAAAATTACTAATTTTTTTAGAATTGTTACATCAAATTTCTATTGTGAACCAGTGATTAATAATCAAACAAATACTAATCAAAAATCGATTAGATACAGATACACAGATTCAACAACAAATTTGGTTTTTCTTACATTGACACCAAGTGCAGCACCAACAACAAAACCGAACACAATTCCATATATAGGTGAACCTGACCAATCGATTATATTAACCAACACATATTTTAATCCAACTACACTGGAAATTGAAATGGTTGAATATGATACAACAACATTAGGTTATGCATTATATGGTAATCAAAGTAAAGCAATGTCAAGTGGTATTTATACTATTTACGATAACAATAACAATATATATAAACAATATAACTTATACGAAGTTAAAGATCAATATAATGAAACTCTATATGAAATTAGAGAAAAACGTACTGATATTGACCAAACATTAGATTTTGAAACAATAACTGAATAATGGCAACAGGAACAACAGTTACATATAAAGTACCAAGTCAAGGCGCTACAGGTGGAGACACCTTTAGCGATGCGATTGTTGGTTTACAAATTACAAATGGAACTAACCAATTAACAAATGCGAACTTTGAATTGGATAGAGTAATACCTGAAAAAGATTCAAGATATTTCAGGTCAGAACCATTTTCTGATTTTTTAACTCTCGATGATATTAAAGAAGAAACATTCACACCTGCAAATGGAACAACATCATCGAATAAAGATTCAAAAATTAGGTATAAAAATTCAAAAAATAATGGTAGTATATCAATTTTTGGTTCGTTAAAAGAAAGACTAAATGTTGCGGTAACGAATATAATTAAGAATTACCCTGCCGCGGTTTATGTGGATAATACCTCTCCTGTTAGAAGTACGGATTATTCAGCATATAACATTGAGTATGACCAAGTAACTGATACAACGACATTTGACGTTGATTATAGTTTATTTTTTAATCCGTTTGATATATTATTTATCAAGCCATCAAGTTCAATATTACCTGAATCAATTAATAGTGTGAGGGATTTCTTTTCTTCATACACAAAATATGTTATTGATTTAAATAATGTAACATATGAAATTTTAAATTATGAAGAACCTACAACACCATATTTAGTAGCAAACTTCAGGGTAAAAGGTAATTGTTTTGATGGACTAAATGGTAGTACCACACCATTTTTAATCAGACCAACAAATGGTTATGTTGAAGAATTTTTCAATTCATTAGATGAGTTGGAATCAATATTGTTAAATCGTGATACAACACCAAAATATACATCATCATTTGTAACTATAACTGATGATAATAAACCCGATTTATCATTTGCAACATGGCCAACCACATATGACAATTGGAATATTTCAACCGTTGGTTTTAATTTTTCTTCATATATAGAGAAACTAAAAGTTATTGGTGAAAATGTAGATAATTATAAATCAAATTTAGTTATTAGATTTTTAACATCACCACAATTATTAGAGTTTGATACTGAAGATAAAAAAATGGAATCCATATTACAAATATATGGACAAAGTTTTGATAAAGTTAAAAGATATATTGATAATATTCAATATATGAGAAATGTAACGTATGATGGGATTAATAATGTACCCGAAACCTTACTTAAAAATTTAGCAGAAAATTTAGGTTTAAGTACTATAAAACTATTTGATGAAACAACATTAAGTGATGTTTTATACAATAGAAATGATTCAACATATGATGGTATTTCAACTGGTTTGAATTTATATGAGTTAGAAAATGAAGTATATAGAAGATTGTTAAATAATTTGGCATATCTATACAAATCAAAAGGTACAAGAAAAACTATTGAATTTTTATTAAAATTTATTGGTGCACCTGAACAAATGATTCTTATTGATGAATATGTTTATAAAGTTAATGGTTCACTACCAACAACAACATTAGAAGATGATATTTCGGAAGCAATCAGTATTGGAAAAAACACATATGTCGGTACTATAACAAGTTTGAGTGGTACAACATATAGTGCAACTACAATAAATACATATTCACCATTATATAGATATGAATACCCTGTTGATATTGAAACTGGTTTACCATCAAAATATGAAACATCAGATGGTTCAGTATTTTTTCAAATTGGTGCTGGATGGAATAAATTAACATTAGACCATCGTTCATCTGACATTTTAGATACCGAACATTCTGATTTAACAAGTAAAATTAAAACTATCATCACAAAACCAAAACCTTTTACTTATGGTGAGGAATATTTTGATAATTTTAGAAAATTACCAGGGTTAAATTATGGTTATGATTTAATATCTGAGGTAGATAATAAAAAAACTAAAAATATAACAAGTAATTTTGAAAGTAAATTAACATTAAATAGAAAAAACATAAATATTTTCTTATCAAGTGATAATATAATAAATTATGATATATATCGTAAAAGGTTAACTAATAATTTCATTAGTTTTAATTATATATTTACATCGGATGATTATACTTTAGAAACTTTAAATAATGAATTATTTCTTTTTTTACCTGACGATACTTATGAAATAATTAGTAAACTATCATTTGAAGATTTTAGTGAAGTAATTAAAAATATTTTTGTATATAATTCTAATAATGTGAGATATGATAAATCTTACAATATGTTATCACAAGTATTTACTGAATATAATAACAGTAATAGTTTTATTCCATATACGAGAGAAAAAGTTAACAGTTATATAAATAAAATAACCCCATATTGGGTTGATATTGTTGAACAATTTATTCCCGCAACAACATTATGGAACGGTGGTAATTTAATACAAAATACTGGGTTTGAAAGAACCAAATATCAGCATAAGCGTAATCGTTATTTACCATATAATAATGAAAATTTAATTTATTATGTTGATACCACAGAAATAGAATGTTTAACAAATGCTGAGTCTGATTATTTACGTAATATGGTTGATTTTGGTGGATATTTATATCAGAACACATCAATTTACGATTCAAGTAATGTTAGTTGGGCATGTATCAATGAAGGTAACTATTCATTTGGTGAAACAAATAAAAATGTTATTTTTAATACACCAAATAATAGAACATATTCATTTTGGTATAAACCTAGCCACATAAATGGTAATAATCAAATTTTATTTTCAATTTCAAGATATGGAATGTTTGGAGGAAACGGGGAATTTGTTGTTACGTCTTCTAATGATAATAGAGTTCGTGTAACCTTCTATGGGACTTCCGTTGAAAATTATTTCTATGAACCAACCGTTAATTTAAAAATTAATGAATGGAATTTAATTACAGTTGTATTAGACCAAACATCAGGATATGCCACATTTAAACCATATGTTAATTCAGAATATAATTCAAAAACAGATGTGTATGGCACTGGATATACAAATCGAAGAACGGTAGTATTAGATAATAATAGTATCGGTATCGGTTATTCAAATTATTTATATGGTGTTCAACCACACGTAAAAGGTGCTAAAATGAATTTCGCTTCATTTTACATATGGGACGGGATTTTAACTCCTGAAGAAATAATTGAATTTTACAATGAAACAAAAAATAAATTTATTTTAGGTACTGAACTTCCATTATATCCTTATGGTTTTTACAATGATGGTCTTATAGGTACAATATAAAAATAATTAATAATTAAATAAATATAACAATGAGTTATTTAAATCCAAATACATCGGCGTTTTTAAATGCGAAGTTAACAAATATTGGTAGACAAAAAATTGCACAAGGTAATTTTAATATTTCATATTTTCAAATTGGGGATTCCGAATTTGATTATACAATACCATTTAACATATTAAGTGGTGATAAAAATGTTTCACAAAAGATTATATCCCCTATTAATAATAATGATGTTGTGAAATATCCATATTTATTACATGATTTATTACCAGGTTCAACAACAGGGGTTACCATTGGTACCCCAATTATGAATTCATATACTGATATAGTAGTTAATCCAATAGGTGCTGCAGGTATGGTTAGCGGTACCACTGTAAAAACAGCATACCAACAAATACCATATTCACAAATTAGTTCTAATGTAATAACATTAACCACACCTACTGGATTTACTATAGGGGACTCAATAACACTAATACCGTCACCATTAAATGGTAATGTTATAACTGCTAGTACAAATAGTAATAGTTACATTATCACAGGTATAAGTGGTAATAATTTATATTTAAATCGTAATGTACCAAATTATAATACATTAATCGGGTCAGGTAATGCTACGATTATTAATAATGATTTTCCTGAGACGTATCTATATGAGGTTGGATTTAGT